TTCAGAAGAAGGATCTACTTGTCCTCTAAGTTCAGGATAAATACTTTCTATATTAGTTGGTGAACCAGTTACTAATGTGTTTGGTTGTACTTGTCCTATTAATTCTGGATAAGCTTGTCCAACAGTCATTGTATTAGGAAGAAATCCTGGACTACCAGCTAATGCTACTTCACCACTTGTTTTACCTAATGCAATAGTTTCTGCTAAAGCTGCTTGTTTACTAGTTTCAATAGCTGCAATTCTTGCTGCTTCCGCTGCTGCTATTTCAGCTGCAGTTAATTCTGCTGCTGTTGTTGCTGCTGTAGCTTCTGCGGCAGTTGCAGTTGCTGCTGTTGAAGTTCCACCAGTTGCATAAGCTAAAGCTATTGCTGCTAATATTTCTTTATTGTCATCAACAAAGTCAACAGTAGTATCTACTACATCTCCAGCTACATCAAAAATTTTACTCATTATTTTAATCCGCCAAATATACTACCTAAAAGACCTCCATACATAGCACCAGAATAACCACCAATAGATGGTAATTGAGAACCAATTGCAGAACCAGCTAAGAATCCTCCTGCTGCTTGACCTAATCTATTAGGTGCAGGGCCGAATGTAGTTTGAGTTGATCCACCTCTTGCTACAGGATTTACAATATTTGCGTACTCTACTAATGATTGGTAAGGAGCTTGTTGTTGTTGTCTAATATAATCTTCGTAAGTTTGACCAACACCAGTTAAGCTAGTAGCTTGTTGTGCAGTTTGTAATTGTCTACCACGTTCAGATTCATAAGCATTAAAAGCAAATGGCAAAGCAGTTTGAGCTACACTCTTAGCTACTTGAGACTGAGCTACTGGAGAAGATGCAGTTCTTCCTACACCTGAATAAGCTTCATTAACACCTGTGTAAACATCTTGAGCTGCTTGTGCAATAATAGGTGATAAAAATGGATTAGAGTATCTACCTGCAACAGTATCAGAAATTTGTGTATTAGCTTGTCTAGCTAAAGCTTCTTGAGCTGCTAAACCTTCTAAAGTTAATGCAGATTGAGGTACATAACCTGATGGGCCTCTACCATATATATTTTGTGCTTCACTTAAAATTTGATTTAAATTTGTAGTAGATGGACCATAAGGTTCAGCTACAGTTTGAGATGTACTAGTAGTAGTACCACCGCCACCGCCACCACCAAAGTATTGTTCTAATCCTGTTTCTTCATTAATAGTTCCAGAACCACCATACATTTTAAGAAGTCTAGCTTCATAAGGATTTATATGTGCAAGTTCAGTATCACCATTAATACCTTTGCTAGATATTTCTTTGTAGAGATCTTTAAAGAGTTTAATTTTTTCTTTTAGTGTTAGTGTTTTTAAATCAATCATAATGTTTTTTCTAATTGTACGTGAGTTTTTTTAAATTGTTTTTTTTTAAGTATTCGTTCCCAACCTGGTCTAGTAAATAATTCCATTTTTTTACAACCTTGTGATCTTGCCCAATTTACAACATTGTCCATAAAATCTACCCAAGTTTTATAACTTGTGCCTGTAGTTATTTTACAATCACAAACTTTATACTTAGGGTACTGTCTAATTTCAGTAACAGTAACGCATTTAATTTCTTTGTCATTAGGATCAAAAGCAATCCATAATTGCATATTAGCTTTTTCTAACCATTCTTTAACATGACTAGCATCTGCAAAACTACCAGCTCTATCACAAGCTGCTTGTATTAAATCTCTAACATACATCCACACTTCATTAATTTCATGTGGTTTACATAATATTAAATCTAGTTTTGTTTTACTGTTTTTAGTATTAACTGGAAATTCAGTAATGTTGTCTTTATGATTTAATAACATACAATTATTTTTTTAATTGCTTTTCTAAAAGAATGTGGCTTTTTTTATATCTAAAGTTTCTTAAGACTTTTTCCCATCCTGGTCTTGCAATAAGTTCCATCTTATCACAATTATTTTCATAAGCAAACTTCTCAAGTTCTTTAATTAAGTGTTGCCACTTTTCTCTATGATGCCCAGTCATTATACGTATATAACAACATTTTTGCAAAGGTCTTTGTATAACTTCAGTTATAACAACACCATATAATTTCTTTGCTTCTATAGTTTCTTCAGAATCCCAAAGAATCCATAACTGACATTTGTTTTGAATACACCAATCTTTAAAATGATTTGAGTTTGCATATCCCCCAGATCTAATTAAAGCTTCAGTTACGAGCTGTTCAACTCTAAACCAAGAAGCTTCTATTTTATCTTTAGGAATAGAAACTAAAGTAATCATTCAAATGAAATTTCTAAAACAGAAACAGTTCCTGTAATTCTATTTGCTGTAGCAGCAGTAATTTTAAGTATATCATTTTCATCTAATACAATTGGGCCTTTAGCAAAATTTTCTGTTGTACTAGCTGACATTGTAAATTCTGCAATTTCAGTAGTTGTAGCAGCACTAGTGTCTGTAACAAATACTTCAACAGTAGTATTACCTGTGTGATTAGAACATTGTATAGTTTTTATAAGTGCTTTAACTCCAGCAGGTACAGTATAAACAGTCGTTTGATTTGTTGTAGTTAAACTAAAAAACGTACTTTTATATGTATTGGACATTTACTTTTTATTGAAATGTTTTTCAATATCCTTAATCCATTCTTCAAAGAATTTAACAGAATCAGCATATAACTTCTCAGTTGATTCTTTAACTTCTTTATAAGAAGGAATTTTAAATGGATTAAAATTAAACATATTATTCTCCTTATATTGGTTTGTTAATAAATTCTACTTCTTCGTTAGTATAAGGTATCATATTATTCCTTAGGATTTAACACATCAAAGAACATGGTACAATAAATGAACCATCTTCATAAGTGTCTATTACAGTATTAGATAATACCTTAGCAAAAGAACTTGCTCTTACTAAATCATCAGCTTGAACTTTAGCAGTACCATCTCCATTGGATTGTAGTAAATCGCCTTTAGATACAGTTTGTCCAGCTTTAATTCGCACAACATAAGAACCAACTGAAGCAACATAGAAATCATTATTAATTAAATCGTCATTATCCCAAGCATGAAATACACCATAAACATTTTTAGCTTCAACTGTGTTAGATATTTTAGACATTACGTGTTTTACATCTACTTCTTTTACGATTGTTGCTTGATAATCTGTTCCTTCAAAATTGTAAGTAATTATATCACCTTCTTGTTCATTAGCTTTTAATGCGTAAGGTTTATGTTCTGTGTGTGTTTTAACTTCATTATTTTCAGTTGTAGATACTTCAAATTCTACAGCATACCAGTCAGTCATCTGATCTAAGGATTCCATAACAGTTCCTCTTAATACATCTGGTTTTGAATTATCTATAAATCTTGACCAGTGAGTTCCAGTAAATCCACCATAAGTTACTGTTGCACCAGATACTGAGATTGTACCTTCTACTGATGTAGCTTGAAGAAGTCTTACTAAATCTCCATCATCAGTTAATCTATTTATGTCTAAAGCTCTTGAAGCTGTTGCTGTTAATTCAGCAATTCCATTTGCACCCAAAGCAATTCCTTGAACTGATAAGGTATTTGATGTTTTTCCAACCAACGTATCACCACCAGAAGTTATACGCATACGTTCTCCAAGAGAACTACTAAAACAACTAAATACTAAATCAACATTTATACTATCTCTTATAACACTAGCAATTCTATTTACTACAGTTCCAGCAGCATTTGTAAAATTTAAATCTCCACTATGACCAGGTGTTGTACTTGTATTGTAACGAAGTCGTAAAATTTCATTATTTGCAGCAGCAGCAGCTGAGTTGTAAATATCTAATTTACAAGCTGGAGTACTCAAACCTATTCCAACATCTCCATCACTATCTATTCTCATAGCTTCTGTTCCACCTTCTGTGAAAGCTATTGTATCTGCAGCTGGAAAAAATATTCCTGTGTTAGTATCAGCGGCTATTGAAATAGCAGGAGTACCAGCAGAACCTGCAGTTAAAGCTAATTTAGCATTTGTAACAGTTGCATCGCTAGGAGTACCTATTGAAAGAACATCACCTAATACTAAAATAAAATCTATTGAGTCAGAAGCAGTTAAAGCACTATCAAATACTATTGTTGAACCTGATATTGTATAAGCTGAAGTTGGCGATTGAATAACACCATTTAAAGATACGATACAGTTGTTTGCAGTTTGTGGAAAATATGCAACTCCACCATTTAATAAATTATATGTAGCTGTAGCGGATGTTGTAATAGCATCTAGCTTAACGAAGTTTCCTACAATTGGTTGTTTGCCGATATAAGCCATCTATATTTGTGGTTTTAATGGATAAGCTACGTTATTGATTTTTTCAATAGTATCTAATCCTTCAGTTAAATTTCTTAATGCAGTTCTATATGTCATCCATTCAGATTTTTTAGCAGATGGTATTGGATTATCTGCAAGTATAATATAATCGCTATCAGCTAGTAATTTATTTCTAGTATTTCTTAATTCTTTAATTGCTCTGTCAAAAGCACCATTGTTCCATTCAGCATCTTGCTGTTGTTTTAATAATATTTCTTCTTGTGTTAAAGAAACTTCAATTCCATTTATAATTTTTTTCATTATTTTTTAACTCCATATAGTACAATAGTTCCTGAATCAAAATTACCAGTAGATGGAAAATATGTTATTCCTGATAAAGCAGTTGAACTATTATTAAGCATACCAGAAAGTTCTATCCATTCAACATTACCAGCAGCTGAATAATATGAACTAGTATTTTTAATCTGATGATAATAAGTTGATAATGGATTATAAATTATAGTTTGAAAACCTGTTCTATAATTTGTATTACCGCCAGTATTATCACTTGCTTCAAAATAAGTACCACCATTTACACTTATGTTATTTGCATTTCCATCAGATTTAAATCCATAAGCAATAGCATTATAATTACCAGTTGATACATCTGCATTTGATTTTCTTAATCTAATTCTTAATCTTGAAGAAATGTCATGATCAATAGCATTTCCATATAGAATATAAGTGTCATAGGCAGAAGTAAAATATCCATCAAAACTTACTGATGTTGTATTTACAGCTATAGTTGATGTAGCAAGTTTTACATAGTCAGAAGATAAGCCAGTTAATTTACTAGCATCTATAGCAGCACTAGCATTAATATCGGCATTAACTATTGTGCCATCAGTTATTCCTAGTGATTGTATTCTTGTTAGTGGCATTATTATCCTATTATACTTTTAATCTCAGCATCATTCAAACCTAATGCTTTAAGTTTGTTTAGTGCTGATTGTTTGTTAGTTTCTTTAGTAATTTCTGCATCTTTAATTTCTTGTATTTTTGTTTCTACTTCTGCTTTAGTTGGCATAATAGCTGTGTTGTCATTAAGAATTAAACATTCGTAACACATTCTATGTTCGTTAGGAATTTTAGTTCCATTATCATCATGTGTTCTCCAACCATACCATTGATGTTTTCCAATATTAAATTGTACTAATGCTTTTTGTAAGTAATCCATTTTATGTATCTCCTAATCTAATGAATGTCATTGATGTTACGTTATATGATGTTCCACCATATACAGTAGTTGTACCTTGAATACTTTGTGAAGCAAATTTTACTTTAACATTAGCTGTAGAAGTTACATCTATAATTGCATCAACAATTGCTTGAGCATTTTGAGTTTGAGCAGATCCAGCACAATGAGAATTTCCTTCAGCAAAAGTATTATAATTAGAATTATCTATTGTAACTTTAATATGATTTCCAATATTATCTGCTGCAGTAGAATTTGAAGCACTTAATATAAATTTTACATACCAATAACCAGTAGATGGAAAAGTAAATATACCAGAACTTTCTGTCATTCCTGTTCCTAAAACAGAAAATCCACTTGTATCATTTCTTTCAAGATTAGTAGTTATATCACCATTTAATCCAAGAGAATCAGCAGTTAATCTCCACTGATCTGCCGATGTTAAACCTGAAACAACACCAGATAATTTTGTAGAAGCGATTGCGGCACTTGCATTAATATCGGCATTAACAATAGTACCATCTACAATCTTTGCAGATGTTATAATGCTATCAGCTATATCCGCAGAAGTTAAAGGTACTGCAGAAGGTTTATTTCCTATAAAAGGCATAATTAATTTCCTATGAGCTTATATCGTCAACAACACTTACAATCGCATCTATTGAAGATGCAGCACTTGATATAATATAAAGTCTATCACCTGATTGAACTACAAATTTAGCTCCACCATCTATTACCTGTAAAGTAGATCCAGAAGGTATTGGTGCGTCTTTAATTATATAAAAATTGTTTCCACCACTTGCAATATATACACTTGCAGTAATTGCAGTTGCTGTAACGTTTGCTAAATTAATTCCTATAATTGTATCGTAACTATTAAAATCAGAACCATCTGGTATATCTACTGCTGATGTTCCAATGTTTCTTTCTATGTATCTTCTAAAATTTTGTGCCATATTTTATATCCTATTATATTATTTATTATTATAAAGCAATCGCCATAGCAATCGCAAAACCATTACTTGCTTTACTATCTATTTGAGTTTGAATAGCTGAAGTTACACCATTCAAATAACCAAATTCTGTATTATCTACTGTACCTGTTCCAATCTTAGTTGCAGCAATTGAATTAACTGCAAGTGATATTGTACCAGAAGAAGTTATTGGACTTCCTGTTACTGTAAATTCTGAAGATCCTGAATCAGCTACTGCTACAGATGTTACTGTACCACCTGAACTTGGAAATACTTGTGTGTATGAAATTGCACTAGAACCAAGTGTAGCACTTGTGTCTGTAGTACATAAAAACAAATCATCAGCATGAGTAGTACCTTCTGATACTAAAATTAACTGTCCAGCTATTTCTGATATTATATCAAATTCTGTATCTCTTGAAGCAGCTCCTGAAGCAACAACAGTATATAAACCATTTTGAGATGCAGTAGATTGATCTTTTAATAAAACTCTATTTCCTGTTACTAATGTAACACCATCTAAAGTATCACCATTTTCTAATCCTGTAGAAATATTAACATTTGCAGTAGAAGCAACTCTAGCAATAACTCTTGTTCTAAGACCAGTAACTAAATTATCAACATAATTTTTAGTAGCGGCTTCAGAAGAAGATGAAGGATCACCTAATCCTGTAATAGTTCCACCAGTTAAAGTTACGTTGTTAGCATTTTGAGTTGCTATAGTTCCTAATCCTAATGTTGTTCTTTGAGTTGTAGCATCAGCATCATCAAGTAATGCTTTACCAGCAGTTGTTAAATCAAATACTGCAGCTGTTCCTGATCCTGTAAATTGAATACCTTTGTCAGCGGCAGAAGTTAATCCAGCGATTGCTGCAAGTTCAGCATCATATGCTTGTACGTTTGTACCAATAGCTAAACCTAAATTAGTTCTAGCAGTAGATGTAGAAGATACATCAGATAAATTATTTGAAGCTGTTAATTTTGTTCCAAGTTGCGTTTGAATAGCACTTGTTACTCCTGATACATAACCTAGTTCAGTATCTGTAACTGTTGATACAGCAATCTTTCCAGATGAATTAGATATAGCAGCTCTACTAGCAGTTAAGTCAGATGATACAATTGTTGTAGCAGCACCTGTTATTGTAGCTTGTTTTGAATTTATTTGTGTTTGTATTGCAGATGTAACTCCGTCAAGATATGAAAATTCTAAATTAGATACTGCACCGCCACCAATTTTAGCTGCATCAATTGCAGCTCCTGTTGCGACTTTAGCATTTGTAATTACAGATTCTGGAATTGAATCTCCAGTCTTAGATAGTATAGCAAGATAAATAGTTACTGCTTCGTTAGCTAATGAACCACTATCCCATACAACAGTTACTGTAGTATTAGTTGAAAATGTAGTTGCACTTATTGTTCC